TAATGTACGTAATGACAATAGAATCTCTTGGTCAATCTCAGCAGTAATCTCTTGTGCAAGAGCTGCCATGATTTCTGCTTCAACGTCAATACCATGTTGGCTTTGAGCGTCTTGGGCAGCTTCGAATGTCCAGCGAGCTTGCAACTTACGTGATTTAGCTTCAACAGCTTGACGTAGAATCTGAACGCTGATTTGCTTACCACCGTTGCCTTCTAGGGCAGCAGTATCGTTAGCAGTATAATATGCAGATGTTCCATCAGCTTGTGGCGTACGTGAATATGCTTGAGCAATCAAGAATGGACTCAATGCTTCTTGACCAGCTGTAACGCTAGTTTGAGCCGCACTGTTGTCTGTTAAAGACTGAGCATAACGTACACGTAAAGTGTGAATCTGACCAACTGGTCCTGTCATTGGCTGAACGCCTACCAATTCGTTAGCGATAACGGTTGGCATGACACGACGAATAACTGGAAGAATCACACGGTTTAGTGTAGCGATATTACCAGCTGTTGTAGTACCGGCTGAAGATTCAGCTAGTAACTGTTTTTTGGTGTTTTCTAAAATAACACCCATTGTTGAACGGCGAGTTCCTTTTAAGCCTTCTAACAGAGCTTCTTTGGTCTCGTCCCAACGGCTTTCTAAGAGTACTTTTGACATTTTATATTTCTCCTAAATGATGTCTTTAATTAAAGCCCTGCCAGACGCTTGATATCGATAACGTTATCACGTTGTTCTGTATCAACTTCTTGTTTGGCAGCTTTATCCCCAGTTGCTTCTACGATAACTGATTCTGTTAATTTAGCTTTTGTAGCTGGTTTAACATTACCGTTATTTAGAACTGCTGGAAGATACTTATCGAAAGCGGCTTGTAGACGTGGTGTCTGGACGCTTTCTAGTAAGTTCTGCATTACTACAGCCTTTTCTTCGTTCAATGTAGCAAGTAACTCGCTCATTGTTTTTTCACGTAGATTAGATTCTTTAATAATACGAACTTCACGTTCCTTTGATTCAATCAACTTCTTAGCGTTGCTGATTGTATTGATGGATTCGGCTAGTTTCTTATCTTTTTCTTCTAGCTGTGTCATTAGTTTGCGAGTTTCTGCTTTCTCACTTAAGTGAGTGACGCTAAATTCACTTGCAAAACTTTCAAAGATACGACGACCAAAGTTATTTTCTCTAGCAATCTTAATATCTTCTTTCAATTGACCTAATTCACCTTTGAGTTGGCTAGCGACAACCGTAGTCAATCTCTTAGCAGATTCAGCAACAAAACGTGCCTTCAATGCTTCAAGTTGTTTACGACCTTCAGCAACTAACTTAACCTTAGCTTCAACTACAGCTTGTTTGTCTTGTGTGAATTCTTTAATTTCACGTGCTAAAGCATGAACAATAAATTGCTCTAACTTTTGCTGACTTTCCATTTGTAGTTTACGCTCACTACGTAATTCTTTAATTTCTTCGGCTAGTTTAGTAACCATAAAATTATTGAATTTTGTAGCTGATTCACGCAATTTTTGTTGCGCTATCACACGGTCTTCGTTCATTGCTTGTCTTTCAATTTGAAATTCTTCAATTTCATTTTGTAGACCTTCACTGACCATTTTATCAAGGGCTTCTACCATCACGTATCTGTCATGTTCATAACGTTGTGCGAATTCTTCTCTTAATTCTGCACGTACTTGCTCACGAGCCTCATTCAACTTAGATTCCCATGCCTCGTTTATAGCGACACCAGTTTCTTCGTTGATTAATCCACTCTCAAGTAATGGTTTGATAGCATCTAACATGCTTAATCCCCTTTGTTAATTTTGAGATCCTTGATAAGACGAACCACTTCATCTTTCAGGTATCTCTGTACCTTCTTGTCGCCTTGAGCATCTTTTGCTATATCCAACATTCTATGACCATGCTTCATATTCATCATGCCTTCATAGATTGCTTTAGGATAAGCATTAGGAGCACTAGGTTGTGCGACAATATCCACAGTGACTATTTCAAAGTCACTCACTTTGCCGTCCAAGTCATTCACGTTACCGCTACCACGACTTGAAACGCCGAGTTTCACACCACTCTCCAACATTGTAGACACTAACTGTCCCATTGGAGTTGGTAAAATCTTTAATTTACCGAAACCATTAGCTCCGTCCATCCACATGCTTGTAATCATATGTGATACACGGTCTAAATTAATCTTTAAATCATCTGGGTGATCTACTTCACCTAAGACTGAATAGCCTTCAACAATTTGCTTGTTAAGAGTTTCAACGGCACTTTCAATTTCAGAAACGGGGTAGATACGCTCATTAGCGTTCTTTACCCCACCCTGAATGAAGATACCTTTCATATAAAGGCTCTTCAAAGCACCCTCACCCGAGCTTTCGACTACCATACTGGCACGGTCGAAAGTCAGATGCTCTTTGAGATACAAAGCCATTGCTCTCAGATTCCTTAAATTCGTCTCTTAGCTGGAGCCTTACGTGACTCAGCTACCGGGCTACGAACTTTACCTGCTTCGTCTTTAGTGACTGGCTTAGGTGCAGATGTTAAATCAGCATTATTTTGTGCTGGAGCATTTTTGAATGAACCTGCACCCTTAACTGATGTTTCACCTTTTGCATATGCATTACTTGGGCCTTTTGGTCCTGTTGGAACTGCTTCAGATTGACCACTGAATTTAACTGGTCTGCTATCCATTCCAGCTTGACCGCTGTTAGCGTCTACTGTACTTTTGTTTTGAACACCATTATCACCATGAGTTACAGAAATTTTCTTTAATGTGATAGCTTCCATCATTGCATCTTCTGCATCACGGTCATCTTCCATGTCTTTTGTAAATTCTTCACCATCTTCTTCTGCTTCATCATCAAACTCAGCATCAGATTCATCACCCATATCATCACCGCCCATGATTTCTTCAAACTCAGCCATTAACTGGTCTAATTTATCTTCTAGGTCAACAACACGGTCTTCTAAACCTTCTTCGCCACCTTCTTCATCATCCATTTCAATGTCAACAGCTTCGTCATCGCCGTCATCCATGTCAGCAATATCAAATTCTTCATCTTCAGCTTCTGACATACCGGCTTCTTCGCTACCAATTTCGTCTAGTAGGTCTTCAACCATACCAGAAGGCTGATCACTCATCATTTGCTCTTCATCCATCATTGATTCATAAATTTCACGTGACTTCTCAACCACGATATCATGAAACAATGCTTTAGCTTGTTCTTCATTCTCATTGATAATCAAATCAATAAGTTGTTCAAATTTTTTATTATCCATTGTGTGTTCTCCTAAGTAAATGGCTTTGTATTATATTTAGTGACTAGCATAAAAAAACGCTCAATAAGAGCGTATTTTTTGCGTTTTTACCTAGAATAAGATATATATCTATTATAATTGAGGTTGATCAGCTTTTGGTTGACTATATTGTGCATGTATCTTTTTAAGATAGTTAGCCTTTTCATAATTTCTAACATCATTCATCTTACGTAATTTACGAATTTGACGTAATGTTAATTTAGTTTTACGACTTTCTTTCCACTTTGGTTTGCTATTATCAGACTCAACATCTTGATAACCTTCAATAGCGGGAGTAAACATTTCAAAAAGTTTCATAAATCTATTTATCTTAAATCTGTCCAGGAGCACCACCTGGAACATTACCTGCCATTCCAGTTGCTTCACTACCTACTGGTCCTGCTACTTCCATACCATCTAATCCACCTTCAAGTTCAGGTGCATTCATATCTTCACCAGTCTGGGTGTCAGATTCAATATCACCCACTGATACACCAATACTACGTAAATCATTACCATGTGGCTCAATTTCAATTTCTTTATCATTTTCTTCACGCCACATTTTTTCATTTTTACTAATTTCTTCTTCAGTTAATCCTAAGAATCTTTCTAAAGCAAAACGTTTAGATATATATGGATACTGCTCAATAGCACTAAAAGAAGTAATACGTGCAGTATCTAATTCACTTTGACGATAAGCGGCAAAGTTCTGTGGAGGATTAAATTGTAATTGGAACAAACCACTATCAATATTCAACCCTCTCCAACGTAAGAATAACTTAAATTCTTCATCTAGCTTTTGGCTAATGTATTTCTGTAATCGTTCGCAATATTGATTGAAACGAAACTCTTGGATCATAGCTGTACCAACACGTCCATCACTTAATGGAGTAGGATTATCATCTGGTCCAGTTGGAAGATAGCTACTTGGCACACGTAAACCACGTGCTAATCTGTTGTTAAAGTAACGCAAGTCATCAATCTCACCCAAATTTTGTCCACCGGGCAACACTTCAACACTTGATCCTCTTCCATCAGCAGTAACTGGGAAGAAGTAATCTTCATTCATACTTAATGGGTTGTAACTAGCATCAACTACACTACCGCCACCATGTGTACTCGGGATACGTCTTTGATGGATCTCATTTTTAATACGTTCAACAAAAGCCATAGCCAAGTGACTAGGCATATTACCAACGTCAATTTTAAACATTCTACGTTCCGGAGCACGTTGTACACGATAGATAAGAACCGCATCTTCTAGTAATTCTTTTTGCTTATAAACTTTAAAGATGTTTTCTAAAATACTTTGACCAAAGGGCCAAAAGCGGTCTAATCCTTCTGTCAAGCTTAGGTGAACAACGTGTTTAGCATCGATAGCACTTTCACTTTGACCTAATGTAAAACGACTACCAGTTGTGTTATATGGCATTGCAGGGACTGTGTACCCTCCACCTCCACCTCCGCCACCTGTACCACCCAATCCAGTTGCCGGATTAGCGGCAAAGTCTGTATTTGTTTTTTGTGCTACACTTAAGTTTTGTAGGTTAATGTTAATATCTTTAATAACATATTGCTCAGGCTTCTTACCTTCACTTTCGTTCACAATAACTTTAATAACTTTAGTCATATCTACCCAATATAATTTAAAGTTTTCAGGGTCACGTACAAATACTTGATCACCAAACTTAATAGTATTACGGAAGATTTTGAATGTTCTAGTATCAAACTCATTGAGTTTACACCATTGTTGTAGTTGAGTTTTTAATAGTTCAACTTCATGTTGTGTCGGTTCATCCTTAAAATCTAGATTAAAAGGAGTTTTATTATGTTCGTTTGTTTGTGTACTAAATTCTGAAATAATATCTAAACAAGCATTAATCTCAGCGTCTACATCCATCATTTCATATTGGTTATATCTTTCAATACGATTTGGGTGACCTGTATAAACTTCTGGAAGACGGCTGCGATAGTTTTTGTAACCCATTTCAGCATTGTTATAACCGCCGGTGTCACTGCCGTTTTGTCCTGGACTACCATTCCATGCACCCGTATTGTTATTAAAACCAGAAATGGGACTAGAGATGCCGGATTTGTTTGAGAAGCGTTTTTTATAGGTCATAGTAGATACTTTATCTAGTATTTAGTGTTAAACCATTGAATTGCGTAATAATTTATCTTGTATATTATTGCCGGTGCTAAGTTGAGAAATCATTTCATCAAATTTATTTTCCATTAAACCTAATAATTCTTGTAATATAGCAGAAGAAGATTCACTTGGATTATCAGTAGACATATTAGTTGACTTACCAAATGCAGTAGTTACGCTTTCTTTCTTTACATCTTTAGTCATTTCATCAAATTGAGGTTTAGTAACAACAGTTTCCTTATCACCGTGTAACATCACCGGATATCCAGATTCTGGACCACTAAACACCCCGCCGGAGCTAGCCATTTCAATATGTGGAGGATCATTTGGTATAGTATTGAATCCGTACTTATTTAATAAACCACTTCTTGACAAGGCAGCAACTTGATTACTATTCAAATCTAATGCTCTACCAAAATTATGGTTACTTTTTCCCGCTGGAGCTACAGGATTACCTATTTTTCCATTTGCAATCCATTTATCATACAGAACCTGTTGCTCTTCTGGAGAACGCATAGCGGCATTAATCTGCACTGGTTTACCATATTCAGCTATCATATCCATAAATTTTTGTTTTACATCTGGTTCCAATCTATCAAAGTGTGCTCTAGTACCTAATGAATCACCTTGAAATTTAATTAATTTCATTACATCATCTGCTGATTGTGTAGCCGGTAATCCCCTAGCGGTACTTGCTACATTAACCCCTGGTCCAGGAGTCGGCGGTGCTGACGCCATTTGACTATCTCTTGCCGCATTATAAGGAGCGGCTGTTCCCGATGATTTGGCTCCCGGTGCTGGTGCTGATGTAGAACCAGACTGACGTTGCAACATGTCATTTAGATATGCTTTATCTTTCGCACCTAAGTTAGGATCTTTTAATGCTTCCTTTGCAGCCGAAATTTCTGCATCACTCCATTTTTCATTTTTTCCAACACCACCTGCATTGCCGGCCGGCGGAGCCTCAGGAGGTTCTCCTTTTCCTAATAATTTATGAACATATTTTACAAAATCAACTAACGAACTAGTAAATTTATTAACCGCCTTTGCTGCAGATGGCATCAAAGTATTGCCCATTCTGAAAACTTCTTGTCCCATTCTTTCCATATTTTGTTGTGCTTCAACTGCATCTTTGGTTAACCCTTTATTTTGTTCTTTTTGTTTATTCTGTACTTCTATTGCTTCTTCCAGAGATATATTCTGTTGATTTTGTATATCTCTTAATGAACTATAACTACCTAATACTTTAGTATCAGGCATTAACGCAAACGTTTCTTTGCCAAAATTATCTACCGCTTGTTTAGCACCTTTCTTCAACATTGTTTGTGCTGAATCAAAATTCTTTGCAAATTCTTCGGGTTTACTATTTTTTAACTTTTCTATGATATCAGGCATAGTATCGCCTAAAACTCTCATAGATTTTTTGGCTGCTTCTGTATTTCCTGCACCAGATGTTAAATCCATAAACCCACGTTTTAATTCTGGATCTTTAATAGTAGTAGCAAATTGCATTATTGCCTCTGCACCAGTCTCATTAGTTTCTCTAAGAACATCCATGCTAGCTGAAAAACGACTGTCAGTAAGCATTTCATTACGTTGTTTTATTAAATCTTCTTTACTTAAACCAGTTACCTTTTGTAATGCATCTAACTCTTGGGCATACTTAGCAGTACCCTTTGCAAGTTGTTCTTCATTCATGTTTCTAGCACGACCTAATCTAAGTTCTTGTTGTAAGAAACCAGCAGATGCAGTTCCTATATCATCGGCAGTCATTCCCAATTTACGTAGATTCATTCCAGCTTCTGCTAAAGGACCGTCATCTTTAGTTAACATCCCAACAGCTTTAGTAAATTTAGTGGCACCACCTCCTACCGTTTGTCCCCATTGAGCCAATTCACCGGCATTATCTTTTATTGCTTTTTTAAAGCCTTCAAGACTCATACCCGAATCTAAAAATTGTCTAGTCACTCCCTCCATGCCATCAGCAACTAATCCACCTGAGTTTGCTATATCCTGAAATGCTTTAATGTTTTTATCCATTAACTCTAGTACAAATTTACTAGCCTCAGCACCTGCTTTAATACCGGCTGCGGCAGCTTCACCTACAAAGGGGATAGCTTTAGCTAATGCACCCATTGAGTTTGCAACTATATCAATTAATGGATTTAATGTAGTAAAACTAGTAGAACCATTACCTACACTTAGTGCAAAATTACCCATACCTTTAGTAATATCTTTTACCATTGATCCCAAATTAGATACAAACTGATCTTGTGCTTGGTTTAATTTACTAGTAGCTTCATCTGCACGTTTAATAGATGCTATTTGTTGTCTTTGACTAAAACTAAGTTCAACTGAAGTTTTAATTATTTTGTTATTACTATCAATATAACGATTCATGCCAGCAAGTTGCTCTGCAAACATCTCGGTGCGTTTGTTGGCTATTGATCTTTCTTTACCTAATTTTTCTTCTATCTCTTTATAAACTTTAAGTTCTAAATCTCGTCGTCTCTGAGATTGAGTTTCTAAACCCTTAAGAGTGCCGTCCGCCCGTCTTTCATATCCTTCTTGTGCAAGTATATGCTCTTCCGTTTGGTCACGCAATTTTCCTAATACATTAAGGAATGCATCGACGTGTTCTTCTGGATTATTATTTGCCATGTTTTTTACCCAATAAATAGTTATATGTATTTATGTATTAAAAATACCCCCTAGGAGAACAAATGCACACTAACCCATTAAAACAATATTTTCGCCGTCCTGCCATTTATTTAAAATTACCCAGTGGTGGTAATTTTTATCCAGATGGTGCAATTGACTTACCCGAGAATAAAGAAATACCAATTTATCCAATGACTGCCATTGATGAAATTACTAGCAAGACACCGGATGCTTTGTTCAATGGGTTAGCAGTAACTGAAATTATTAAAAGCTGTGTTCCAAATATCAAAGATCCATGGGCTGTCCCGGCAATAGATTTAGATGCAATATTAATATCTATAAGAGCGGCAACTAATGGAAATATGTTAGATGTTGACTCTACCTGCCCTAGTTGTAATGAATCTGCATCATATAATATTAATCTGATTGGATTATTATCAAAATTAAATGTAGGAGAATATACAGCTTCTATTCAACTTACTGAAATATCTGTTAAATTTAATCCACTATCATACAAAACAGTGAATAGAATAAATTTGTCTCAATTTGAAATAGAAAAAAATATAAGAAAAATGGATGCTATTACCACTGATGAAGAAAGACTAAACTATTCAACTGAAATGATGAAACAATTAAATGAGTTAAGTATGAATCTTATTAGTGAATCAATTGAAAGTATATCTACTCCAACAGCTATTGTAACTGAAAAAGAATACATACTAGATTTCTTAAAAAACTGTGATAAAAACTCATTTAACACATTAAAAAATCATGCTGTAAAATTACGGGAAAGTGCTCAACTCAAACCCTTACCAGTAAAATGTATTCATTGTGAACATGAATATGATCAAACACTTACATTAAACGTATCTGATTTTTTCGAGTAAGGCTTCTATATCTTAACTCTGAAGATATACAGAAGCTGATAGATGATATGGAAACAGAGACTAACTCCATTAAACAATCAGCCATTAAAATGGCTTGGCATATGCGTGGTGGAGCCAGCTATGAAGATATATTAAATATGTCTACCGAGGAACGCAAAGCCATAGCAAACTTAATAGAAGAAAACTTTGATACTACTAAGAAATCAGGACTACCGTTCTTCTAAGTACTGATTTGGAATAAATATTAGTGTAGTTCGCGGACTTCGTACATCCCAACTACTCTAACGCTATTGAGGAGCATCAGCATGACTATTTATTTGTATAAAAAGACCCACAACATTACTGGTCTTAAATATCTTGGAAAAACAATAAATTCCAACCCGCATGAATATAAAGGTTCAGGTACTATATGGATGCGCCATATAAAAAAACACGGCTATGACGTAACTACAGAAATTCTTAAAGAATGTAATGATAACTCAGAAATAAAATACTGGGGACAACATTATAGTAATTTATGGAATGTAGTAGAAGATGTTACATGGGCAAATTTAAAACCAGAAGAAGGTGACGGTGGCGCCAGAAAAGGTCAGCTAGCTTGGAATAAGGGTCTAAAGGGAGTAATTAAACATTCATCGGAAGCAAATCAAAGACAATCTGAAAGACAAACAGGCTCAACTAGAAAGCCATTAAGTGAAGAAACAAAAACAAAAATACGTGAAAAGTTATTAGGTAGAAAGAAGGGGCCCACTTCTGATATTACGAAAGCCCGTATTAGTTTAAGTAAGAAAGCCCGTAATTAGTCATTTATGTAGTATTAGGATTATATATTCTTATCTCTCTTGTAAAGATGAACTTCGTTCATCTAAGAACTCACTTCGTTCGTTCTTAGTTTTTACGGTTATCTATTGTTTTAAAAGAGTTTATATTGAATTAAATTCAATTGCCGCTTAGAAAGCCATGGTAGTGCTATTCAGCACTACCAATGGTTAAGGGAATTTGCCATGCCCGTCATCCTTTGTTATCTTTTCCCCGTCTAATTAGCTATTTGTTGCTATTAAACGCTACCGGTTGCTCTGTAAAGTTATGGGACTGTAGTGAAGCTATCAATGGTCTTTCAATTGATTCTTCAGCAACGCACTTCTCACCCCGCAAAGATAAAGTAGGGATGAGCTTGTTGAGGGTTCGCTTTGTCGATTGCCCTCTCGGTATTCCATAGTTATCACTAACTATGCTTACTCCAGATCCATCAGCGTTTCCGCATCTTCAAGGAGGTCTGACAAACTCAGACAACGAATTTTTATTTGATTATGTTGTTGGGATATTGATAACAGTTTGATTTGACGTGGTGTCTGGTGTTGCTGAATAGCTTTTTAATAATGCACTGTTGTGTTGAAAAAAGTCATCAAATTCAACGATTAGCCAATCGCCAAACTTGCTTGACGAATAATAGACAAAGTTGTCTGTTATCCATGTTGAGCCGCATTGCACGGCAACATAACGACCTTTTCTATTAAACTTCATAAACAATAAATTTACATCACCTATTTCGGCAACGTCCATTAATTGTTCAATCCATGTATTTATTACTTTGCAGTCGCCTGAAAGTAGTAAGTGAAAAGGAAAATCTGCATAGAACTTACATTCAATATTCATTTTACTGAAACTTTGACCGGGTACAATATCACCTTTGAAAGAACGAACTTGTCCTTCATGTAATACTGCTGTTCTATGCTGATTTTTACCACCAATGTAAGCTCCAGATCCAGGTGCTCTTATAAAGCTTTCGCCGTATAGGTCAGAAAGAAACTTTGCAACTTCTCTCTCAAATCCCGATCCTTTAGCTTTCTGTGGTGATGTCATGTTAATACTTATCTGTCTCTGTGTGTGTTTGAAATTATTCTGTGTCAACCGCAGTTGAATAACTTGTAAAGCCGTTTTCTTTAATCACTTTAAGAACACTAGGCACACGCCCGGCTAATTCTTCACGGTGACTTACAAGCCAAATAGATTTTTGTCTGCGTCTGCTCATGTCTTTAAGAATCGCAATAGCATTCTCAACACCCATAGTGTCAAGACCACTATCAATCAACTCATCAATAAACAATGTATTGATAGGGCGATACAACGATTCCCAAACATCTCTGAACGCAAAACTTAAGCCAAGAATCAACCGGTTACGCTCACCACGACTCAAATTATCAAAGTCAAGCTCTCTACCAAGCTCGGTAATCTCAACTTGTAAGTCATTCTGAAAGATAACTTGATGGGGCAACCCAATCTTATCTAAGTAATGTGTTAATCGTGCATTCAAGTAACTTAAGTTTTGGTCAATAATCTTCTTACGAACAAAACTATCTTTACTAACTAACAAATCTAACAAGAACTTTTGATGTTCCATTGTTCGTGTTAACTTATTAATAGCTTCAAAGTCAATTGCTTGCAATGCTTGCGTCTCCATTTCAACTACTTGTTCTGCATATGGATCAGTTTCTTGTGCTTTGTTGTCAATTTGATTTAAAATATTAGCAACTTCACTTGAATGTTTGATTGCCTCAGCTTCAGTATCGTAATGAGTAACAGGTTGAGCACCTAAAACTATAGGAGTCAGTTCACTTAGTTGTTCACTAAATGGATTAGATTCTTGTTTCTTATCTTCCCATACTTTCTTCAAGTTAGATACATCACCGCTGTGCCGAATAGCTTCCGCTTCTGTTTTATACGATGGAGTAGGTTTAGTACCTAACACACTAACCAATGATTCATTGATTGCTAATTGTGTTTCAAAATGAACTAACTCAGCACGTGCGTTTTCAAGTAAGGTAGTCTTTTCTAATGTAACTTCTAAATGCTTATCATCATGGAAGTCTTGACCACAAGCATAACACTTATGATCCTCAAGTTCTTTTACTTCCCGAACCAATTTATCAATTAATTTTTGTGCTATTGAAATATCTGTGTCATGTTTTTGTCGCCATGCAGTAGAACGTGCAACTAACGCATTGTATGTATCCTGTGCTTCTTTTTGCTTAGTCCAAACATTCAAATCTTTGTGTGCTTGTAATTCTTTAACAATATCAATCTTACTCAAGTCATCATATTGTAATGCTAAGGCTGTTAAATCGTCATCGTGTTTCTTTAGCCACAATGTTTGTCTACGTTTCAATGCATCAATCTGCTCCTTGACACGTTTGTTAGCTTCCTCAATGCCCTTAACACGATATTCTTCTTGTTGAATACTATCTTTGCTGTCACGGATCATATTCTTAATGACCTCAGCTTTTTCTGATAGTAAAGTAATACCAAGCAATTGTTCAATGATATCACGTTGGTCATTAGTTTTCAATGCTAAAAACGGTTCGCTGTATGTATTCAATACGACAATATGTTTGAACATATCGGCACTCATATGAATCACATTTTCAATTGCTTGCTGTGTTTCTTTGTTCTCACCCTGTGCATCGTCTGTATTCTTTTGTAAATCGTTGTTTACATAGAACTTTAAGATGTTTGGTTTACGACCTCGTTCAATTTTATATTCAATACCATCTACACTAAACTCTAGTGTAACCATCATACCTTTACCATTTGTACGATTGACTAAATTATCTTTACGAATGCTATTGATTGGTACACCGAATAAGGCGTAGGATAGACCCTGAATCAGGGTAGTTTTACCTGTACCATTACGAGCACCGTCGCCACCTAAGTCTAAGTTTTCACCTAGAATAAGTGTTAAGTCTTGTCTGTCAAAACTAACTGCTTGTGTAACTTGTCCAATTGAAAGGAAATTGCGAAGGGTAATATTCTTAAGTGTAATGCTCATAGGTTATTGTAAATGTCCAACAATAGTTTTTTGTCAAAAGTATTTGATTCAATAGAATTAATTTGGTCAATGACGATTTGGTCAACTGATTCAAACCGTAATCCATCTGAACCAGCTATCTCTGTTTGTTCTGCTTTAATAGGAATCAACGCCATCTCTCTTAATTTATGTTCTGGGATTAATGTTTCTCTAATAAAATTAGCTTCTTCATAACTAATATCAATGTCAAGATGTACTCTAACATGGCTGTCAATCAATAGCAAGCCCTCAGGGTTTTCTAGTACATCACTTAGTTTATATACACGATATAATGGTTGTCGGGGCCAACTAAAGAATTGCGGGTCTTGTCCCCATTCAAGTACCATCATACCACGTGCGTCATCACCTGCGTCAGCATAGTTATGCGGGAAAGCATTACCTATATACCATACGTTCTTTTTGCTTTGACGTTTATGGAAATGCCCACTGAATACTTTATCAAACCCACTTACATGTTCGCTATTGATTTCACCGTGATCTGGCATCTCAACCATAGCGTTCATATAGAAGTGTGGTAGTTCTAAGTGACCAAACATATATTTGCCACTTAGTTTTTTTAATTTCTTGTAATCATCTTGTACAAGCCATGGTGTAATTACTACATCTCCTTGTTGGAAGAAGTCGTTGATGATTTTAACTTTTGGTAAATGTTTAGCCCACTCAACACTATGAATGTCCCTACGGTCACGATAATAAAGATCGTGATTGCCTGGTATAAAATATACAGTATCAAAGTTATCATTTAGTTTCTCCAGAGCCTGTAGCCCAAATTGTAGTGTATGAATGTTAATACTTGCACGATGGTGATTATAATCACCTAAGAAGAAACAAGTTTCACATCCCTCACTTTTTGCTTTAGTGATGAACCAATCTACGAAATTGGCACAGTCTTGATTATGTTGTAAGCTGTTGCTTTTAAGGCCATAGTGAATGTCAGTAAAAACAGCGGCTTTTTTGAAAAGGTTACTCATGTGTTTATTATATAGGATGTGGCACTACAAAAGCAATGCCATTGGACAAATTATTCTTCGTAAACAGTACTGCTTGACCCAGAGCCTTGACGACTCCAACTTGGGTTAAGACCGTTAATCTCTAAGATATCATCACGTATATTTTGATTACGTTTTTCGGTATTCAATACACGACAGAAACTATTTGTTATAGCTGCCGTGTAATAAGCAAATGGGTTTGCTGATTTAGCTTCATTGAATCGTAAGCCAACATATGTTAGTTGAAGGATAGCTGAGTTACGCATTTCATCGTTGTATGTATACCCACGCCAATTATATTTCATTGCATATTTTTCGCACATCATAATATACATACGGGCGAGTTTGTTTGTGATTTTACCATGTTCTTTATTAAAAGAACCAGTAGCGAGATCACCTTCCCAATGACTTTTACCCACACAATAGAATGTATTGTTCTCATCAATTTTATAATGTTGGAATGGGGGAAAGTTTACTTTAACGTGAACCATATCATCTACTTCAGCTTTAGTAGTTGTATCTTCTAAATCAGCAAAGATTTCATCTGGATCTGGTTCCTCAAATTCAAAGATATCTTTTGCTGTTTTCTTTTTAACTGTTTTGCGGGGTTGTTTTGGGGCGACCGGAACATGATCCCAATTCATAACACGAAATACTAAATCTGTTAATTGTATTGATTCGGGGGAAACGCTATCTTTACTACCTTGCTCTAAACTAAGACGTAGTGCCCTAGTTTCTTTTGCTTGTTGAATAGTTTCGGGTTTGAAAGCATACGCTAGACTATCCTGAATTGGGGCTTGGGGCATATCTACTATAAAGTCATAACGATGATATTCTGGTTTAGTAAAGCAACAGTATGCGTTTTTACTTTCATGTATTTCTTTTAGAATATCTTTATTGTTCAAATAATTGACGGGTTTACGTGGTGCGGGTAATAGAGACATAGTTTCCTTGTTGTTTTGTGTAGTGTAACACAATAGTTGCAGAAAAGCAACAATTTTTTAGAGAAAAGGGTAAAAATACTAGTTTTATTTAGCGATAAATATAAGTAAGGATAACAACATATTATGGCAGATCCAGTAGAACAAGCAGACGCAAAATTAAAAGCAGCCGACGCGGCATGGACCGCCGCCCGAAGCAAAATTTACCCAACAAATGGTCTTAAACGAAAGTTGGATCTTGCAATACGTGAAGGTGGCGAGAAACCCGGAACAGAATACAATGCCTCCTACTTGAGACTTAAAGCAGAATATGATGAGGCTGTGGTTGCAGAGGCTGCGGCCGCCCAAGCATACAGAGCGGCACAAGAAAACTATAAAGTAGTGTATGCTCAGGATAACAATGCGACCCCTGTTACCCCGCCGGCTA